GTAGTGGATTTGCCTGCGGTACTTTGTAGGGACTAGGCAAGCCTACAGCGATCATGCGCTTGTTTGCGATCCATTCAATGTATCCGTCCAATAGTTGTTTGTTAAGGCCAATCATTGATCCATCTTTAAACAAATACTCCGCCCACTGCTTTTCCTGATCCACTGCGTCCACAAACATTTGTATGCACTCTTCCTGTGTTTCCTGTGCAATCCTTGCGTAATCCGGATCGTCCTTTGGAAGTATCTTTAGTAGTTGTTGTGTGCTACCCAAATGCACGTTTTCGTCACGGGCAATAAACTTAATAATTTTTGCATTGCCCTCCATCTTTTTAAGTTCTGCAAATGCCCAACTGCATGCAAATGACACATAGAATCTAACTCCTTCTAATGCATTGACTGCATTAAGTGCTAACCATAATGCTTTCTTATGTTCATAGGATCCATATAACTTATTGGATTCATTTATATTCATGAGTTCATCATAATATTTTCCTATATCAGCTGCACATTCTGTTATAGGTTTAATGTTCATTATATTATCAAATACTTCACTAGGATCTGAATATACATTTCTAATGATATGAGTATATGATCTTGAATGGATAGTTTCAAAGAATGACCAGGTCTCTACCCATGTCTCCAGTTCAGGGAGTGACACGAGTGGTAGAAACGCTAAGTTAGGACACCTACCCTGAACTGAATCCAAAACTATTTGTCTTTTTAGATTACTTGTAAATATATGTTGTTCTGATTCTGTTAAGTTCTTAAAGTCGTTAGCATCACGTAAGATATCTACTTCTTCTGGTCTCCAAAAGAAACCTAATTGTTTATCACATATCCTTTCTATCTGTGGATACTTGACAACATCATATCTTGCTACGTCGACACCTTCGTCGAAGAACATCTTTTTATTCAAATGTGACTTTCTATTTTTCTTTATAGCACGCATGACTCACATTCCTCCTCTTCTAATGGATCGTCTTGGCTTACATATGGATGAGCTGGTTCTTCTATTTCATCAGTAGCTCCATCATATGTGTTAAAGTAGTATAGTTGTTTACCACCATACTTGTAGAAACTTATTATGTCTTGTAATAAAGTACTCATAGGTATTTTTTCGTCTTCATAGTATCTTGGATTGTATGATGTGTTTACTGATATGCCTTGGTCGACATACTTTTGTAATACAGCACATATCTCTAAGTATCCTTCTGGTGACTTTTGATCCCATAACAGTTCGTATTTGTTTTTCAAGTGAAAGATTCCTGGGACTACTTGTTTCAGTACTCCGTGTTTGCTTTGCTTGATTGATACTAGTGCACGAGGTGGTTCTATACCATTCGTTGCATTACTTATCTGACTTGAAGTTTCACTAGGCATAAGAGCCATTAGTGTACTATTTCTAATACCATACTCTCTTAAGTCATCTGCCAAAGAGTTCCAATCCATCTGTGGGTCATGTGGTACTAATTCATTAACTTCTGCTTTGTATGTGTTGACTGGCATTATACCTTTACTATACTTTGTCTGATAGTTAAGTTTACATGGACCTTTCTCTTGTGCTATCTTATTAGATGCTTTGATTAGATAGTATGACCATGCTTCAGCCCAATCATTTATCATATGTAAGTTTGGTTCACTATAAGTCATGTTGTTCTTTGCCATCCAATATGCAAAGTTAATGATACCTACACCTAATGGTCTTCTGTTCATAGTTGATCTTTCTGCTGCAAGCACTGGATAATCTTGATAATCTAACAATTCATCTAACGCTCTAACTAATAGTTCAGCGGGCTTTTCAAATCCTTCTGGATCTTTTATCAATCCCCAGTTAATAGCTGCAAGTGTACATAATGATATCTCACCAGCTGGATCATCAATATGGTCCAATGGTTGTGTTGGTAAGTCTATCTCACAACATAGATTGGATTGTCTTATTGGAGCTAAATCTTGTATGAATGATCCATGATCGTTTGCATGATCTACATTCATTAGATATATTCTACCAGTATCCTTTCTTTCTTGCATAAATGATGAGAACAATTCTATTGATGATACTTTCTTCTTCCTGATAGATGTCTTACGTTCTGCAGCTTCATATAGTTCTTTAAACTTATCTACATCTGTAAAGAATGTATCCCATAACTCTGGTACATCACTAGGAGAGAATAATGTTATCTCTTCACCTTTCAATAGTCTTTCATAGAATACTTTATTGAACTGTACTCCATAATCCATATGTCTGATTCTATTGTCTTCTGTTCCTTTATTGTTCTTTAGTACAAGTAAATCTTCTACTTCGTAATGCCATATAGGATAGTACATAGTTGCTGCACCACCTCTTACACCACCTTGTGAGCAAGACCTTACAGCAGATTGAAAGTGTTTATAGAATGGTATAGCTCCTGTATGTGTAGCATGACCACCATTGATACTTGAACCAATAGCTCTGATTGCACCACCACCTATACCAATACCTGCTCTCTTAGATACATACTTGACTATTGATGCTGCTGTTGCATTGATACTATCTAAACTGTCACCAGACTCAATCAATACACAAGAACTAAATTGTCTAATAGATGTTCTTACACCAGCCATAACTGGAGTTGGTAATGATATCTCAAACTTACTTACTGAATCATAGAAGTCTTTTACCCATTTCATTCTAGTTTCTTTTGGATACCTATGAAATAAAGTGGCTGCTATCAACATAAGAGCTACTTGAGGTGTCTCAAATACTTTTTCACTATATCTATCTTGTACTAGATACTTACCTCTAAATTGTTCCATAGCAGCATAAGTGTATTGTTCATCTCTCTTGTGATCAATCCATCTTTCCATTTGTTTCCATTCACCATTCTTGTACCATTTCAATAGTAGTGGATCATACATCTTTAACTGTATGTTCTTTTTAACTATATCAATAATTTTAGGAGGCTCGAACTGGCCATATACTTGCTTACGTAAATGATATGTGATAAGTCTACCTGCTACTAATTGATAGTTTGGTGTCTCTTCTGATATAAGATCAGCAGCAGACTTAATCATAGTTTCTTGTATTTCTTCTGAGGTAATGTTATTTTGAAATGATATTTGTGATTTAAGTTCTACTTGAGATGCAGAAACACCTGTGAGTCCATCACATGCAAAAAATACTACTTTATGAAGTTTTTCTATATCGAGAGGTTCTTTACGACCATCTCTTTTCGTTATTAAAATTTCCGACATTGTTCGCCTTATACATCAATATATTGTCTGTTTTCTAAATGGATCTCCGCTATCTCTTCTTTTGATTGACCATGATATGGAGCTGCATGATGCTCTTCTATCATAAGTTGATTAATATTGGTTTTAGCTGATACATTTCCTTCTTCACTGTGTTGTTCTACCCAGAACTCACCAAGTATACGACCATACTTACCAACACCATCTTTGAATGTTCTTAGTAATGGTGTACCTTCTTTTAGTTTAGCTTCTAAGAATGCCTTAGCTGCTTTACCATATTTCTTTTCTTCTAAATCTCTGGTTCTTGATTCTGGTGTATCTATTCCATACAACCTAACTCTTTCTTTGTGCATCCACACTCCAAAACCCAAGTCTATGTCAACATCTACTGTGTCTCCATCTACTACTCTTAATATATTTACTCTGTATTCGTACATAAATTCTCCTATTTCTTCCACGCAGTAATGGCTAATTTAGCCTTGAGACCTGAGTGCGTATTAGTATCTATAATTTGTTTAATGTCAACTGGATCCATACCATTTATCACCATATCATTGACATCTTTTTCCTCTATGTGTGAAGGCCAAACACATACTTTATATCCTTTATCAACAGCCTTCATTAGTTGTCCTACTGTTCCTACATTACGTGGTTCATTATCTAATACAATAACTGGTTCCTGTTGTGGTAAGTGTCTTTGTATAAGATCAAAATGCATACTTCCAACTGCTATACTATTTGGTATAAACATACTATCAAACTGTCCTTCGAATACATATATTTGATCAGATGTCTTTATAGTATCTAATCCATACACATAACCAGACTCATCACCCCATATCATCTTTAGATATCTTTGAGCTGTAGGAAGTATTGATCTTGCAACAGCACCATAACATTTACCTTTCTTGTCTAGTAAAGGTAAAACTATTCTTGGATCATTACCATCAAACTCTTTTGTAAACTTCTCTGGTAACCATTTCTTTGCCCAAGAATATCCATTGTCAGTATAGAATATCTTGTAGTGTAAGTTGCTAGGAATTTTTCTACCAGTAATATATATCTTAGCTGGATGGTTGTGGTTCAACTGTGATATAGTTTTTAGTTCTTTGAATGGTTTTTTACCAATACTTGGAACATAATTACTGGTCACATCTGCACAATCATCTACAGCAGAAGGTAGACTTTGGTGCATATCATTCTTCTCTTTCAATACTTCTAACTTATACTCTTGAGCTAAGTTAGGTGCAAACTCTTTTAGAAAGTTTTCTACTGATCTTGTTGCACTACAGTTATGACAGAAGTATTTGTATTCACCATTCTTGTGTAGCCAATATCCTCTCTTCTTAAACTTATTCTTCTTACTATCTCCACATATTGGACAACGACAATTGAACGTACCTTTGGACG